GTCACCGTATGTTGGCAAGTGCTCAGGTAACAAAGTGATTCCAATTTGTCCACGTCCGTATTCAGTAGCGCCCGCGGGTCCGTGTCTCTGCTCCTCTTTTCGCGCGCCTGTGATTACTGCCCTGATTGTCTGCGCGCTGTGGTAAAGATAACCTTTACCATGGCACGCGGGGCAATCTACGCGCGCTTGTTCAGCGTCTCCGCTCGCGCCTAGTAGGCTGAATCCATGAGCGCCTGAGACTTGGGAACACGGGCACTCTGCTGCCTGCTCCCATCTCACATTCATACCATGTGAGATGATGACTTTCCTAAACTGCTCAGGCTTGAAGTCTGCGCGAGGGTTAAGCTTGGGGGGTATGCGTGAGCCTAAGATCATGACTCACCTCACAGCGCCATGATATTCATCGCGCGGTAGGTGGCTTTGAGCGTGGCAATTAACTCTTTATATTCTTTCGTGAACTGAAGCACGCGCGCGCCATACCCTGAGTTAGTCGCGCTCGCTGTGGTATTAACATTTTGTGATAATCCATCCATCGAGGTACTCACGCTCGCGAGCCCTGCGCCTGCGATTAGATCACCTGCAACATCTAGCGCTAAAAGCGAGCTCTTGAGCATGACCGCCCGCGCTATGTCTTGCGGTAGCGTGTCGATGATCCATGAGATGTCAGTGTTTTGCGCTGCGGGCGCGCTCAAGCTCAACGTGAACTTGTCATGGCGCTTTATGCTTACGGTGGCGCCTGTGGCCTTCACGTCGTAGCGGTCAACGAACTTCTGAGGCGTGCTCACATCTACGGAGCTTTGACCTTGTAAGATTGTTGCGGTTCCTGTGTAGTATGGAAAACCCGCGCGATAATCGAGCTCAAAATACGCGGGGATATAATACTCTGCGCTAAGGCCACCGAGACCCAAGATGACAGGTACACCACCTGCTATTAAATAGCTTGATGCGCCTTCAGTAGTTGGGATAATGTGGACTTGGCCCGCCATGGGCTCAGTGACTTGAGCCCATTGTGGCGGGAGCTCTGCTCGCGTGGAGCTCTGCCCATATATGATAGATAGCGCCTCTACATCGATCAGAGGGCGGTATCGTGACCTGATGGGGTGCCATGCGGGCGCCCCATCGGGCTCTTTATCATGACGTTCAGAAAACGTCTGCACATCGAAAACTAAGCCTAGTTCATCGCTAACCGCGCGCTCGGCTTGCTCAATCGATGTACGAAAGATTGTGTCAGGATAGGGGCTACCATCATCGAGAGTTAAATCTACACCTAGCAAATAAGTGTCTCTGAGGTACTGTACATCATACCCGCGCTCTGAGATGGTTGCCATATAGGGAGCCTAACCTTCTACGCTGTTCTTGTCAGCGTTTTTTTTGCGAGTTGTGCGCCGTTTTTGTTTCGGTGCCTCATCTTCGCGGATCACTTCCCATCCCATCAGGGAAGCTTTAGCCCGTTGAGCTTCGGAGAGATCCCCCTCAATGATCCCCTCTGCATCGATGGAAACTAGACCATCAGCGAGAGAGAGTTCAATGTTTTTTAGGCGGGGATGTCGAATCTTAATGACGCTCATTGGGCTATCCTTTCAAGCTCTACTTAGATGTGAAGACCTAAGAGAGATGTATCACTCACGCTCTGTAGACCTGAGCTCGCGTTCACGCCTGCATTTTTGACCACGAACATCTTTTGCGGAAGCTTAACAGCAGGCGCGCCGAACATCATGAGCAAGAATGGAAAGGTTGTAGATACTTGAGCGAGCGGGCGGCGAACAAGGCTTAACATTTGGTAATAACACATATAATCAGGTGCAAAGTTGAGGAAGAGGATCTCACTTGCCCCCGGAATATTCGCGTTATTGTCAGTGATCACGGTATCTTGAGCGGTGACTTTTACCTCATCGATCAAGAGCGCGCCATCTGCGCTCGTTGCGTTCTTCGCGCTACGATAGACACGGAGATATTTAACATTTGCGTGTGATGCGTGACGGATGGTGAAGGTCACTTGATCACCCGCCGCAACAGTAACAGCGGCAGTATCAACAGGTACACTGATTCCGTTATCGCCTACAGCTACAATACGATAGATATAGTCACCGTTATCCGCTGCGACAAACTTTGAAGCAGCGTTAGGCGCTGCTGCTGCTGCAACTTGAACAGTTGGAGCCGCGAGAGATCCTTCAAAGACAGAACCAGACCCAAGAGCAGGCGCGATGCGGTCATGACGCTCAAGGAACGGTGCGCTAACAACCTGTACAGGACCATAAGGACCGGTGATTGAGAGGCTCGCCGCGCCGAAAGTGATTGAACCGTTGTTCACCTGAATTTGATCATGGCGCCCGTGGTGTACGGTCTGCTTGATGAGCTCAGAGAGAACGCGCGGTGTTACCATGATATGAGTGACCATACCATAAAAAGGCGCGCTGTAGAGAGCACCGAGGATCTCAGAGAGATACACAGCGCTTGGAGCTGCACCACGAAGATCTGCAACGTTTCCGCCGTCGCTGATCTGCTTAATGATACCGTTGAAAGCGTTAGAATCCTTGTTCTCATCAGCATGGAAGAGGTTGAGCTCAAGGCGCTGTAAGAGGCTCTCAGTACCGCGTCGAGTCTCCTCTGCGATAGCATCAGCGCTAGGTCCAACGATAGAGACCATAGACGCTTGATCAGTGACCTCGCGGCGCTCGGCCATGTAGCGGATTTTGGTTGCTACCTTCTCATAGGTGCTACGGTTCAAGATACCGTTGCCGCCCTCGCTGATGAAGGGGCTATGCTGTCCACCATGAGAGAGCACACGATTATATTCTACGATGGTATTCTGAGCCTGTACCTTAGCGAGCATAGGCCAAAGCTTAAGATCGTTCATGCTACTAGTAGCAATGCTCAAAGTTTGCGCTAGCTGTTGAGGTACAAGAGGTGAAAGGTTCGCGGCGGTCTGTGATCCACCTTGAGGGACGAGAGGTGTTTGATAGCCTACTGTACCCTTTTGAAGTGAGCCCATGAGGGCCGCCATATCTGCGCTTGATGGGATGCCTTGCATATCTATTACTCCTTAGATGCCGAATCGGGCTTTGATTGATAATGGATCAGCGCCAGACTCAAGAAGCGCCGCCGCCTCCATCATCTCACCTGCGCGCTGTGGGTCGCTGACAGTCATTGAGCTGAGTGCCTTGAATAAATCGTCGCGTGATGTGTCCGCGCTTGATGTCTCTCCGGGGGCGGGGATGTATGATACACTCTTAGCCATCGGCTCAACATGATTTGAAGTGTTGCCTCGTAAAGCTTTCACCTCTGTTTTTAGGGATTTGATGAGCTCAAGCGCGCCTTGAAGACCTTTACAGAGAGCCTCATTTTGTGCGCGTTGCTCGGTCAAGAGTGCATCAAGAGCAGGCGCGAGGGCTTCAGCAACGGTTTCTTGACCATCGTTAAAGGCTTTACTCATGCGCTCATATTGCGCCTCTTCGGCTTCGCGTTGGGCTTCTGCTACTCCATCGAGAGCAGTAAGCGCCTTTTCAAAGCGGTCTGTGTCTTCTTGGTCGCGAAGATACTCTGAAGCGCGCTGCAAAGCGATCTCCTCAGAGACTCCCGCGCTCTTCATCATGTTGATGAGATCTTGCATGATCACATAACTCCTGATAATTCAGCGGCGGCGCGGGCTAGCGCGCCTCGTTCGACATTGGGGTATAAAGTTGATAATTTGGTGATTATAGCCGCTAAACGCTCATCATTCAAGGCGTTATAGCTCGCATTAACTGTGCTGTCTAGTTGTTGCGGGATCAAGCCCGCGATGGATTGCCCGTTTATTTGGCTTGGCGTCTGATAGCCCACTGACCCTTTTTGGAGCCAAGCGCTCACGCTTTTGATGAGCTGTAGTGATGTGTCAGGGTTGATTGGGTTGCTCGTGATTGCGCAATTAATCACCTTGGCTTTTGTCACTATTTTAGGGTTCATTGGGTCGCGCTCGATCACCTGACCCTCGACGCTAAAACCTAGCGTTCGATGTCCTCCCGCTTTTCGCATTGCGCTTGCTGTTTCGAAGATATCACGCGCTTTAGGCTTGTCTAAGAGCAACACTCCTTCGACCTCAGTATATCCCTTGCGCTGTGTGATTTTCGTTGGATAGCCTAGCAGGTTCTGAGCGCCTGATTGATGCTCATAGTTAAAGCAACCTTTCTTGAGAAAGTAGCTAAAATCTAAACCTTTTTGTAAGACTCGCTCGCCTTGTAAATCAACTTCATCGGTCGAGATTACGCCCGCTATTTTCGCGGTATTCGGTGAGTCTTTATCAATCTCTGCTTTGATCAGATCTAATCTCATGTGATCGCCTCCAAGCGCCCGCTACGGCTTACTGTCTGTGAGGGGCTAACAGGGATTGTATCACACCGACAGTTAGGGTGCATAGGATAAAGTGAAGGGCGCCAATCTGCACGCCTGCGACCAATATTAGTCCCGTTCTCGATGAGTTGAGCGACCTTAAAAATATATGGTCGCTGTGTCTCAGGGTCGATGAAAGCGCGCGTACAATATCCACAAGCGCCACTCTCAGGAATCCGCGCTACTCGCGCGTCTTCGCCGTCAAGCTCTACAGCCTGTGCGATCTGTCCTTCATTGTGGGTTGCTTGGAGCTCTGTTTCTGCGATCCTCTCAAAGTTACGCGCGAGGTCGCCTGAGCGCTGTCTAATGCGCCTCGCAACCTCTCGCGCTTGATCTTTTGTGAGTGTCGCTGCTCCCACCTCTTCCCTGATGATCTTGAGCATCCTTGCGCGTCTCGCGGGGTCGGGTGTGTCTAGCAGCCTCTCACCGTTCCAATCTTCAAAGATCTGAGCGCTTGCCTCATCTGCGAAGCGCGCGCCGAGTCCTCTGATATATGATCCTGCGACCTCGAAAGCGCTGACAACTCCCGCGCGCTCTGCTGCTGTGAAGTGTTCAGGTATTGCGCGCGGGCTCGGTGGTAGCGGTGGCGCGTGCTCGCTCGGTGGTCGCTGTGTCCTCATCGTTGACGGTGGAATCAAGCGTGGCGCTCGCTGATTGACCCCTGTCAATCTCTGTCTCCACTGCTCAAGGCTCCATGTCCTCATGCGCGCTCGCTCTTCAGGATTGGCGCGCGCGTATGGTGTACCGATAAGCCTGATAAAGAGGATCGGGTTAGTTGGCTCATCGAGTCCCGCGTCATATCCCCTAAGCTGATCAGCGTCTAAGCGACCTGAGCGCACTAGCGCCTCGATACGCTCACGAGAAAGGCCCGAAGCGCGAGCGCCTAAAAGCTCGACACTGAGCGCGTCATAATGATCGATGATGCTTTGGCGCGTCCGGCGCTCTGCGTCTAAAACTAACATCTGAGCGCCTTATAGAGATCGAGTAGAGGTGAGGATTTCTTCGCCTTCTCAGGTAGCTCATAGAGTCGCGCTTCGATGTTGTGCTCTTTCGCGAGCTCGCCCGCTATCTTGTTCGCTGCCTCAGAGTAATCTAGTGCCTCATCCCCCCCAAACATTGATGATTGCCCTGTGTCCTCGGTTAGCTTGATAAAACGCTCGATGGTCTTTTCAAGCGTGGCCTTGCCCGGATTAAGCGTGAGGATTTTCAAGAAAGCGCTTGCGAGAGGATCTTTTCTCACGCGTTCTTTTACCTCCCCGATAGGTATCTTTGAGACGCTCAGATCATCGCTTTCACTTCCCTCCGCGCCTGCGCTTGCATAAGCTAGCTCCTGTTCCTCTAACATGACCATATCGACCGCACTATTACGCTTGCTGATGATATCCTTACCCTTTTGGGGTAGTAGATCGCGCGAGATCACATTGTTGTAAATAGCAATAGCATTTTGTAAACTCTTTCGCTCCGACTCGCCAACACCTGCGGCGGCAAGTTTGCCTAAGCTCACTGTGAGCTGTTCCATTGTCGCATAATCGAGGTTTGGTAATAATCTGTCGTCGTTTATAACGTATCCTACCAACATATATTGCATGAACTCGCGCCCTGTCGCCGTGAATGTGCCATCTTGTGTTCTGATCAGTTGGCTTGTGTTCTGAGCGTTTAGTATACCATCTTTGAAGAGCGCTTCTTTGAAAGCGTTCAGGGCGTTGCTTGGTCGTGTCATGAAGCGGTTAAAACTGAATCCTTGAAAACTATCAAGGCCGCGTTGGAGTGTCTTGAGTGTCTGTTGAGAGACTTTAGCAGCAGCGGCGCGTCCTGCTGTTCGCTCATCCATGCCCTGAGTTTTGTTTTCGTTCATGGCGCGTACAAGCTTTGCCATGTGTGCGCGGTCTGTCTGTTCGGGCTCGTACACCCTCACAAGCATAGGCGAGCTCATCGCGTCTATGTCTTCTTGAGTGAATCCATAGATCGCCGCGTCTTGAGAGAGTTTTTCTTTGTAGCGCTTCGCGCCTTCAGGGTTTCTCATGTGTACTAGTTGAGTGCTCATTACGCGGGAGTTTCCACCTAAGACGATTCCATCGGGTGTCACGATTGGCGGGCCGTTGGTCGCGTCAGGGTTCGTGTTGATCAAATAGCTAGGTTCATAAGCGCTGCCCGCGTTGCGTTGTACTTTTAGTTGCTCCATGCGGTCTTGGTGATAGATGCGCTCTTGGATCCCTTCGGGGTAGTCCTCGCGCTTTGAGAAGCTCACCGGATCATGTGAGGGGATCGCGTCGCCCGCCTCAATCAACTGATATCTGAACTCAGCCTTGCGCTCTTTTCCATCGATGGTGAGAAACATCTCATCGCTTCGCCCTTCGCGCTTTGGCTGTGTCTGTGAGCCAAGTAGCGCGATCACCTTAGGGTCATTGGCTAGCGTGGGGTTAGCTTTGATCAAATCTCTAATTGCTTGTAAATGCTCATCGAGCTTTGATTTTGCTACAGGTGGCCTAAGATCTTCACCTTCTGGTATAGCGCGTTGGTCTCTATCATTCGGCGGTCTAAAGTCCTCGATCTTGAGTTGTGCGCGTCCATCTCCTCTAACAAGCATAGATAGAGAGCGGTCTTTATCTTTGGAGCTACTGAGCGAGTAAACTTTAAGCTCTCCCTGATCTCTTCCTTCGATCAATCCCTTTTTAGCCGCGTCTTCTAGTGCCTTGAGCTGATCTCCTGAGAGCTTACCTTGTGAGATGATGCTCTTTGTTCCATCATCGAAGGTCTCAACCTCGCCCGCGCTGATAAGCTCTCTAAAGATCTTGTCTGCCGCGCTGTCGCCGCTCTGCGCGTAGTCGATTTGGTCTTTTTTGATGAGCTCATGCGCTGTCTCAGGATCATTGTCTCGCAAAGCTTTTGCGAGATCATTATCAAGCGCTTTACGCTCCGCTGTGCTCATGCGCTCTATCTTTGGAGCTTGTGTTTCTGTTTGTTGCGCCTTCGGTGCGGTCTTGCGCTTGCGCTGTGCCTTTTCTCTGCTCTTGGTCTCCGCTGCTCCATGTTGCTTCTCTAAGATCGCTCTGAGCTCATCTTTTGAAATGGTTACAGGTTCCATATTTGGCCGCGCGTCGTGTGAGATTGTGACCATATCACCTTCTACGCTCTTGATATGGAAGTGTCCACGGCGCCCTTTGTATGTGAGCTTAAAAGCGCTTCCCTCTTCAAAGCTCGCGCCTGTGATCCCGCCTCCGTGGTGCTCTGCATAATAATAGCGATATCGGATGCGGTTTGTTTTGGGGTCGCGTCCGATCATCTTTCGATGTGTGTATTTATGTTGAGCCGCTTTGATCATGCTCATAGTCTGCGCTAGATTCCACGTCATTTTTTACTCTCCTGTGTGACAATTTTTTGAGCCCATTTATCGCCCGCGTCGCCACCCCATAATAACCATGAGATATAGCTTGCGCTTGTGCGGTCTCGGTGATATCCGCGCTCTTTATAGGTGCGGTGTCGGCCAAAGAAGTTTTTCATGCGCTTGACTGTCTCAAGGCTCAACTCATCGCGGTTTTTCAAATTCACCGCGCGTTGTACTCCTGAGCCTATGCCATGCTCGCTCGCTTGTTTCGCGCTCAGTCCTCCGCGCCCGTGTTCGCGTCTCAGCTCAAGACCTCTCGCGGCCTCTCGTGCTACGCTCGCGGGGGGGCGGAATCCCTTTTCAAGATCTCCCTCAAAGATACTCTCGATCTCATCCATGAGTGAGCTCACGCGCGCCTTGTGCAGCGTGCTCATCTCTGAGGCGAGCTCTTTGATCACGTCAACCTCTCCTCGATAATTGAGCGGGGTTTGTGGTGCGGTCCGCGCTTTGATCAGATCGATGACCTTTGATGGCGTGTCTTGATGATTTAAGATCACCTCACCTTGTGCGCCTTCGACGCGAAAACTGCGCCTTAGGCCCTTCTGCAGCGTGAGCTGTTGCCAAATTTGAAACTGTATCTCAGGCCGCGCTAATTGCGCGCTACGCCCTTTGAGTTTGACCCTCATATTGATCACCTCTCTAAGCTGATAAGCGTTTGGATTATAGCAAGATCATAAGCTCCGCGCTCTAATAATCTAGCGTGTGCTTGTCTGATTCGCTCATCTGCGCTTGTCTCGATTACTGCGCGGTCTGCATCGGTGAGTGCTCCTGTTAAGCTCGCGCTTTGCATGATCTTTCGTGTTAGCGCTTTGTTCTTGGCCTCTTCAAGCCTTGATCCTGATGGCCTCAACACGATAACAGGGCGCTTTTGTCCTTGTCTGTATACTCGCGCGGTCGATTGTGTCAACGTGTCAGGCGCCCACGGTGTGGAGAGGTGCGCGACCATCGCGGCGCGCCGTTGTAAATTCGCGCCTGTCTCTAGCGCGCGGGTCTGTCCAAGTAGGACTCTTGATCCGCCTTCATTGAGTCTCGTTGTCATCTCGGCGCGTTGGCTCTCTGAGCTCTCTCCCGTGTAGATGTCGATCTCTGAACTCTTGAGCCCTCGTCTGATCAATGCCTTACGCGCCTCTGTGAGCCCTACGATATACTCACAAAAGATCACTGCTGCGTGTGTCGGATCCTCTGAGAGATATCTCATCACCATGTCTATGATCCATCTCAGTTTCGGGCTCTCATAATCAGGCGCCTGTTTGCTGAATGTCTCGCTAAAGATCGCAGGTGATATGGTGAGTTGCTCTAATCTCATGCCTAGCGCCTGCGCTGTCTGCGGTGCGCCTTCTGCCGCGATCAAGCTCTCAAAACCTCGCTCGCCTTTTAGCGCTTCTCGGTAGCTGCTCGCGTTGAGCTCACGCGCCGCTTGCATTTCAATAAGCGCTTTCATTAACTCCTTCTGATTCTCGTCTGGTGGTATATAAGGCGCTAGATCTTGGCGCGGTGGTAAGTCTAGTTGTGCGTCAGGGTCTGATGTATTGCGCGTGAATAAGGTGTCTGTGAGGCGCTCGTAGAGCTCACCTAGCATATCACCTCTTAAGGCTCCCATCTCATACTGTGGGCCTCTAATCGAGTCATATTGAGCGAGCTTTCGATAGGTATATCGAGATGTGAACTCTTGAATGTCTCCTAGTCTGTTAGGATCGACCCTATCAATCACATGATAGAAATCTTCAACGGCGTTCGGCTTTGGTGTGCCTGTGAGACCGATCACGCGCGCTGCGTGGGTGCTCAACTCTTGGAAGCATAGGCCATTGATCCCTCTAGGCGCCTTGAACTTATGAACCTCATCAGCGATCAATAGATAAGGCTCAAGGCTCATGAGCTTCTTAAAATAGTTTCGATCGATTGCGAGTGTCTGCGGTGTGATCAGCACGCCTTCAAGCTGTCCGTGATAGAGCGCTGTATAGACCTCCTCGCGCTTTTCCGGTGTCTGTGAGGTCAAAACATGGATCTGAGCGTCTGAGAGCTCAAGGTGTTCTCTCCATGATGCGTGCGCGCTTTTAGGGGCTGCTATGATCACCCGCTTGAGCTCTTTACGCTGTCTCAAGAGATGGTAGGTCATCAGCGCTATGAGGGTTTTACCTAGGCCCATTTCGAGCGCCAATACTGCGCGCGGGCGTTCGATGGCGAACTGTACCGCGCGCGCTTGGTAGGGGTGCGGTGTCCATCCTCTGCGTCTCATCTCGCTCATGCCTTCGGGATGATCTGAGATGTAGATCTCAGGCTCTGAGTAGGGGCGCGTGAAATGAGGTTGCCGGGATGTGTCTAAGAAGGTGTGATAGAACTCCTCGCGCTCATCATCTGTCCATTTGGCCCACAGATCAGAGAGACGTCCTATTGCCTCGCTGAGTTGTGCCTCTTCATCTGCGCTGAGATGCTTTAGATCATCCGCTTTGTTCATTGTGATGATCAGTGAGCCTGATGCATATCCTAGCGCGCGAGTCACGCCTAAGCGCTTGAGCGCCTCGCCTCCCGTTGTCCATGCGCTTCGGTTGCGCGCTGTGAAGAGTGGGGGGCGGTCTACGCTTAAGCGCGGGCTATTCATCTCAATTCACACTGTCCACCTGAGCAAACAACCGTCTCAAGTGGCTTCGTCTCGTCTGTCTCCTCACTGAGATCATCATAGTTAATTGGGCTCATCGTCGCGCCGAGCTCTTGCCATAGGCGCCAAGCTTCGCGCTGTTGATCGCCTTCCATATCAGGCGAGACGGCTTGTAATGGCGCTTGAGCATAATCATAATCACCTGAGCTCGCCAACAGTGAGACGCCCGTGAAGTCGGCGCGGTGTTCCCATAGATAGCGCTCTACGTCTGACCATTCATCGGGGTCTACTGTCACGGTTAAGCTCACATTATGAGTAGCACCTTCAAGGCTATGTGGGCGCGCGGTGCCTGCGTCCACATAGTGTCTCTTGACTCTCCGCGCTTCCTCTAACATCTCAAGCGCTGTGATATCGCTCTTGGTGATTGCACCTTCAGGCGCGCTCATTGGGAAAATAGCACAATAATCTGATCCCCATACGCTCTTCTCTACTGCTTGTGGGTTCGCGGCTCTGAAGTGATTAAATACGGGTTCCATCTCACTACATTGAATGCGTCTCAAATAGTGCCGAGCGTGCGCTGGGTGGATGCCGCTTGACGCGCCTAAAACAAGACTTGCCGTCCCTTCGGGTTTAACGCACGTTACACGCGCGGCGGGCCTGATCCTGATCACCTGAGCTGTCTCAGCGTTCGCCGCTACTGCTACGCTTGCCGCTGTCTCTAGGTCTCCATTCGTCATCAAATGTGGCTTATCCATGACTCCGCATAGTGAGACGCCTAAGAGCGCTTCTCTTTCCATGATCCTTCGTGAGATCTGCCCTAAATATCCTGTTTGCGTGTAGCCCGCTTGGAGTGTTCCCAAGATCGCGGCGCGGCGTGCTGCCTCGCTGAGATCCTTTGCGCTCTCGCACGCGCTGACGTTTACCGTTGTCAGATTGCACGCCTGCCAACCGCTTTGAAAAGTGTAGCCTTGATCTCTCCATTGATCGCGCTTTTTTGGGTCGAGTAGATCAAGCGTATATTCCTCAACTACATGACCTCTTTTATCTCGTATATATGTTGGACACATTATGATCTCTACACATGGATTGACCGCGTGTTCTGTGCTCTCTAGGAATACGAATCCCGGCTCTCCAAATTCGCGCGTGCTCTTGATTAACTCATTAAATGTCTCTTGGGGTGTGTCTGATGTGATAACAGCTGAGATATTAGCTCTCGCGCGCTTCGGGTGTGTGATATACCATTCGCCTGTTTTCGCGTTCATCATCTCCTGATCATCTGCGCTGAAAAGCGCAATAGTCGCACTTCGGCGCGTCCCTGCTGTTCGTGTACAGTCCGCTAAAAACATCGTCATATCAAAAACCTCAATAGGTTTTAACTGTCTACCGATTGCTTTCTTTAAGATTGATCTTACGCCTTCGATGGCCTCTTTCAACGGTTCGGGTCCGGGCGCTACTCCTCCCACGCTGAGCGGTGCGCCTTTTGGTCGGATGAGTCGGAAATTAAAGATAGGTTCATGTAGTCCGCTAAAATAAGAGTGTATGAGCTCATTTACTGCGTCGGCCCATCCCTCGATGGAATCTGTGACATAATACTCTTTACATCCACTTGGTGCTTTAATCTCAGGTAATCGCGCGACGTGGTGACGCTGCACGCTGAATCCTACTCCTGATCCGCACAATAAGAGCCAAAGTGCCTCAGCGAAGAATCGCGGGCGGTCTGCATAAGAGCACGTGCAGTTGTACAATCTCATGTGCTTGTCAGAGATCCCCTTTCCCCCAAATTGCAGACCTCTCATTGAAGGTAGAATCTCTTTATTGATCAGCGCTTCTCTCACGTCTGTGAGTAGCTCTTTTACGGTTTCTCCATACTGTTTACGGTGCGTGTCAAGATACCTATCTACTGCCTCTGTCCACGTTTCGCGGCGCTTCTCAGCCTCGTTATATCTTGCATATTTTAATTTAAATACAAAATCCCCTATCATCTCTCAACTCCTCTGATCTCAGGGTGAGAGATGACAGTATTAGATCATACAGCAGTGATCAAGTGTCGTGTGAAATCAACTTGAGCTCTGTTATGTCTGTATCTGTCTCTATCCATACTCGCGCGCCACAAGATAGCGGTTTATCCGGCGAATAGACCACGCGCGCCACAATCTCACCTTGATGTATGATCTCAACTTCATGAGCGTATTCATTCGCCTTGTATGTCTTACAAGTGAGTACAGGTTCACGCCCGCCGCTCTTGGTGTTTGAGCGTATCTTGTGTTGATTTACATGGATGATCCGCTTCATGCAATTCTCTCTATCGTTTGGAGTAGCTGCGCGCGGTAGTCGATCATGTGGCCGGCGCTTTTTCGCGCGGTGGTCGCGTTGCGTAGATCTTCGATGGAGCTCATGAGCCCTGTTCTAAAGTCTGCGCGTGTCTGCGCGCGCTCAGGTAATTCAATGCCTGAAAGCTTCACAAACTGCGAGTAATCAGCGAAGCGAGGAGCGAGGGGGCCTAGTCTCGCGGCCGCGTCGCTGTGTAAGCGGTTATAGATCAATAAGAGCTCTTGATCTTTAGCCTTTTGCGCCTTAGTCCTTCGTCCTGTGCTCGTTGTATCCTCACTACCTGATGTGATGAAGCGCGCGCGGTTTGTGAGATCTCTCCGCTCTGTGTCGCTGAGATCTCCTGAGCCTGTCAAGGTCGCCTCGCTCGCTCTCGGTGTATTTCTGAGAGCTACGGTTCTCGCGGGCTGATCAGAAATCTCACGCGCGGTCTCGGTTAACTGCTCGCGGGGCGGGGTTGGCTGTCTGTCTCTTGTCGCCTCGTTGGTGTCGCGCGTGTCTATCCACTCTGATACCTTCTCAGCTGATACAGGCTTTTGATTTAGCGTGAGCTCCATCTGATCTAGCTGCTGATTGATCTCAGGTGTTAAAGAGCGCTCCGGAATAAGCCGCCTAATGTTCCTGAGCGCTTCGCCTTGTGTGCGCTCTGTGACAAGCTCACTTTGAAGTCGCTTATACTCGCCTCCCCATTCACGCCAAAAACGCGCGGTCTCATCTTTCACCTGTTCTAGTTCTTCGCCCTTAGAGTCTCTGAGAGCGATCTTTAAGCCTCTCTCCATATATCTTATACGCTCTTGCTCTAGCTCTATATAAGGTCCGTTTAAGTAGCGGCCTAGTGCAAACATGATGTCTCGTAGCGGCTTCCTTTCCCCTAGAAAATTTGGGGCGCCTGTGCTTTTAAGATCCTCTTCAGCGCGCTTAATCCTCTGTTCTTGAGAGAGCATCTCTCTTAGATCACCCTTCGTAGGTAAGTTTGCGCCCAAGCTTTTAATGTCAAAGCCTGTTGGTTCTGAGGAAAGCGCTTGATCAACTAGTTTCTTTGTTGCCTTGCCATAATACTCGCTAGTAGGGCGGGGGCTCGGTGCGGTGGGGCGGGGGCTCGGTGCGGTAGGGCTAGCGCTTGCTGTGACAGTTGGCTCAAGACCTAGTTTTTTCTCGATGAATTTTCGAATTTCGGCGTAACGGTCTTTTCTTCGCTCTTGGCGGTCGTATGCGCTCCGCGGGTAGAGTTTCTCAATGCTTTGTACCATTGAGGCCATGACTCTTAGATAACGTTTCTCGTTTGGGTCAAAATCCTCTGAAAGCTCGTTCATAAGCTTGATAAGATTCGCGTCTGCGCTTTCTGCTTCTTTCGAGCGCCTGCGGTTCTTGGGGTTGATCGTGTTCAAGCGCTCTGAGTCTGAGAGCGCGTCAAGTACACCTCTCAAGCGCTGAGTAGGCGCGCTCTCAACCTCAGGCATAGTCTCAAAGTTATCAGCGCCTGGGTGATCCTCGTGTGGTGTCACTGTCTCTGCGCTCTTTGGTGTCTGTGCAGCGCCCTCGACCTCTAACGCAAAAGCGCGCGCGTCTTCAGCGCTCTTGAACACAAATCCTTTAACATAGCGAGATTCATATCGCCCGCCGTGCTTCTTCGCGATCTCTACGCGCCTAGAATACTCATCTCGATCAGTGCGCTCTTTCTGTAGCGCTGTGAAGAGCTTCGCGCCGGTCTTCGTGTGCGTGTGCTCACCTAGCTCAAAGCGCGTGATTTCTTGATGTTCCTCATGGCGCTCTTCGTGATCTTGGTTCGCGTCTTCGATGATCTGCTGCGCTGTCTCTGTGAGTTGGTTTCTTGGTGCTGTCTGCGTGGTCTGTGCTGTTGTCTCGCCTAGCGTTATGTTCACCTCTCTCATGATGTGCTGCGCTACGCTCACCGCGTGTGTGTTCTCGTTCTTGTCGCCCGGTCGGCTCTCTCTTGAGTTGACCTGTTGCGCCTTTGTCCTGAGTGTCTCTAGCTCCTCGCGTGAGCGTTGCGCTAGTGGTGTTTTTGTATAGTCGAGTGTGAGCGCTAAAATGGGCCGGTCGCTTGGATCGAGGATCTCAGGCGCGCTGTCTTTGAGCTTTCGCGCTACTGCTGAGATCGCCTCAAGATATCTTTGAAGCTGCTTGGGGTCGAGCTTAGGTGGTGTGAGTTTAACAGTAAGAGCGCTTGAGTGTCTGTCTATTGCCGCTTGAATCTCCTCATCTGATGCGCCTTCTAAACCTTCCTCTTGGATTACCTTTAGTCTAAAGGCTCCCTCTGAGCCGTACTCTTGAGGGGAAAGCGCTTCTATCATGCCTTGCTTGCGCCCTTTACCTGATAGATAAATACGCGCTCTCTCGCGGTCTGTGCCTTCGTTCCTGATCCATAGATTAGCGCCTTTGAATCCGGCGTTGAGCAGCTCTTGATGAATCAGCTTAGCGAGATCTGCGCGCGTCTTCGGGGCGGGTGTCTTTGATCGATGCGTGCTCTCAACCTCAGGCATCGTCTCAAAGTTATCTGCGCGTGGTGTGTCTGTGACCTGAGCTGGCTTCTTCTTCTTAGGCTTGCGCTGATAACGCTCATCAAGCTGAACACCTGCGACCTGTGCGGCCTGTCTGAGTCGATGGAGCGCAAGACCTAGCCCGCGCTTTACACCTTTACTCTTGATCTTCTCTACTTCCTTACGGCGCTTTTCAACGTGCTCTTGCTCT